ATTGGAGGAATGGAATGAGCCAACAAGAGGAACATCCTATTATTTTGGAGTTGATGTCGGATTATCTAATGACTATACAGTTTGCACAATACTTACCGACGGGGGTGATACGGCAAACATTTTACGATTTAATGGTTCGACAATTGAGCACGCTGGAAAGATTATCACAAATCTACTCAAGCGATATAACCCCAAAGGTGGATATGTCGAAGTTAATGGAATTGGGCAAGCATTATTTGAATTGATAAGAGCTGGTGGTATAAGGGTTAAAGCGTTCCACACAAATAATGAAAACAAAACGCTGGGGATACGCAAACTTATAAATGATATGGAAGTAGGTAATATATTATTGCCCTCTAAAAATCTCTTAAAAGAGTGTTATAACGAACTTGCAGCATTTAGCTATAAGATGAATGCTAATGGTACTTTAACCTTTTCAGCACCTAATGGACAGCATGATGATATAGTGATGAGCTTGATGCTGGCAAACCTTGCTCGGAGTGAAATATTCGGTTCAGGTAAGACATTATATGTCGGACAGCACCCACGCGTTTTAAGATAATTTATGATATTTATTAATGGACTGAGGGGATTACAAAACTACTATTTAACTACCACACGCATTACTTTTCTCCTAATAACATGCCAGTATTTTGTAAGATGAGCAAGGGGGGCCAATAACGGGCCCCTTTTTTATGCTTTTTATGTGGGAAATAAATGAAAATACACTATTTATTATAAAGGAGAAATAAATGAAGGAATATTTTAGCATTGCAGATTTTAATGCCTGGAATCAATTAGGCGATGATGCAACCCAATTAGAGCGCTGTGAGCATTTTATGTCATATTATAAGGGCATAACAATTGATGAATTACGAGCGCTACCAAAAGGTGAAGTGCTGAATGAATATGGTAAATTATCAGAGGTATTCGCAAACACAGCAGCACCGCAGTTTTACCCACTTATTATGATAGATGATGTGCTGCATGGGTACATTGACATATCGAAAATGAGCTTAGGTGAATATGTGGACTTAGAAAAGATGACTAAGGATACCCAAACGAACTTGCCATTGATAACTGCATTGCTTTACAGGCCTATTAAAAAGCACCAATTAAATAGCTTGAAGTATAAGGTGGTCAATGGATATAATGTTGGTAGGAAGCAACTGACGAACTTATGGGACTATTATGAATTGGAGCCATATAACTATTCAACAGCTATTGCAAACTCTGAACGAATGAATGGATTACCGGTCGCATTTGCTATGGGAGCACTCTCTTTTTTTTTGCATCAAATAAGCTTAATGGGTCCAAGTATGCAGCTCTATTTACAAGCCAAAACACCGAAGGAGAGGATGAAGGTGATGATGGATACACCCTCCCAGATGAAATCAATGATGAGAGGTCATATAAGCGACATTGGGGATGGTTTTCAACTATTTGCCACCTCGCGACAACTCCCATCCTTAGCATCACAGGGGATAAGCGTATTACAGATTTGAATTACATATTTGTGCTGAATTATTTAGCACATGAAAAGGATATAAACTATATAAAAAGACAACAAGAAAAACGAAGTATTAACAAAAGAAAACTTAAATAAGATGGCAACAGTATATAGACACTTACGAAATGACACCAATACACCCTTTTATGTTGGTATAGGTAAGACAAATAAGCGTGCTTATAGCAAAATGGGTAGAACACCATATTGGAAGCATATAGTCGAAAAGCATGGTTATACTGTTGATATTATATATGAGGGTATAAGCCGCGAAGAAGCTTGTAAAGTAGAGCAATACCTGATAAACTTTTATGGCCGGTATGATTTAGGCAAGGGTGAGTTGGTAAATCTTACTGATGGTGGCGAAGGAGTAAATGGTTGGAAACATACATCAGAGTCATTATATAATATGAAAAAAGCAAAAAAAGGTAAACCTGCTTCCAATAAAGGTATAAAGCAAAGTGAAGAGCATGTAGCAAAACGAGCTGCTGCAATGACAGGTAAAAAACACAGTAAAGAAACAATAGAAAAAATGCGTATATCCGCAAATATACGAAATCAAAATCCAGAGTACATCGAAAAATGTAAAAAATCAAGACAAAATTATTTAGAAAGGAAAAATTATGTGCATTAACTGCCCACCCGCCGATTACATACTAAGAGAACGCATACAAAACTGGTTAAATAGTGGTTATGATGCCAATAAAGTAGCTGCACTATTAGGTTGTTCGCTAGACTTGATAGCTGATGTCCAAGCTAATGGCATTGGTATATATACACCAATTGAACCAATAGCTATTACAGTGGAAGAAGTAACCGAAGAAGCGACAGACGAAGATGAATAATTACGCACAGGTAGTAGCCAGGTTCCAATCAGCATCATTGGGACATGCTTCTATAAATACCTTTTATGAGGGTGATTTAGAGGACTTGGATGCTACATCGCAAAATGTGGTATATCCATACATCTACTTGCGTCCCATAACATCGCCAGGTATGAACTTAAATACTATTGGAACATCAGGCACACGCACCTTAACATTCGAGCTATATTCGCTTGATGTGCCACCATTGGATGAGTCAAACCGATTATCAATCATGTCCAACACCGAACAATACATATATGATATAATAGGCTATATGAACTTGGGAAGTCAACAACAACGAGAATTTATAACCTTGTCCAATATAACACCAGTAAGTGAAGCGTTCAACGATAGAGCATTTGGCTGGGTTGCAACCGTAAATTATACTGATACAGGCGTATTAGATTACTGCGCATATCCTGAGGTATAATAATGGGATACATCAATTGGACACAACTAACCCCAGCGCTAGAGCAGCTAGCTGATGATTATGTGGAGTATGCTATTGCAAAATTGAAAAGCAATGGTTCATATAACACAGGTAGATTAGCCAGGTCACTTAAATTAGTAACCCCAACTGAGCAGCAAAATAAGATAACTGTTTCGGTTGAAATGCTCCAATATGGCTTTTGGGTGGATGATGGGGCAAAACGTGGGCCGGGTAGACGACCTCCTGTAAGTTCAATATTGGAGTGGATAAAAGAAAAGCGCATATCAATACCATCAGGCATGAAAGATACTCAATTTGCATGGTTAATAGCAAGGAGTATTGGTGCAAAAGGGCAACGATTTAAGAAAGCAAAACCATTTATCAAGTCATCTCTACGAAGTGCGCTGGATAATAACATGAAAAATATCGCAAATAAGGGTGCAATTGATATGATGAAGCGTATTAAACAAGATATAGAAGGAACTGTATTAAAAACAGGAAAATAGAATGGCAATAACAATAGCAAAACAAGCAGCATTTACTGGGGTAGCGAACAATACTAACATATTCCAAGTAACATCAAATTCATCATCAAATGCGCAATTTAGAGCAGTAGCTGATATATTCAATAGAAATGCTCCAACGGTGCGCTTGCAACGGATAAAACAACAACCCAATGCATCAGGTAACGCCATATTTGATATTGCATCGGTATTACAAGCGCAATTAACTGACCCGGTACCAACTCCTGTCAGTAACACCTCATTATGGACACGCTCATCTACTGAAGCGATGCGGTATATTGTTAGGTGGGGTGAAGAGTGGGGAGCATCTCCATCATCATCAGTAGCCGTATATCCAGGTAACTCCAATACAGCAGGTAGCCCAGCGGTTAGTGGTTCAAACTTTTACTTCGTATGGAATGGTTTAGCAGACCCAAATGATAAATTAACCGCAGCAGCGACATCATATAACTGGGTAACAACAGGTAAGTGGTTTCCGACAACACCAACACCAACAGCAGGAACGAATGTATTTAAGAGGCAGGTATGTTTAACTGATATGCCTCGCACAGCTTCTATAAGAAATGATGAGCTGCTGGCCGTTTCGTTTTTGCAGGGCAATGAAGATACTACTTTTGTAACAACCAATCAGGCGCAGGACATATACGCATATGATATAAAAGTATATGATAGCTCAAATACCTTATTATTAACGATAACACAATATAATATAACAGGTGGTGGTGCTGGTGGTGGTCCTCGTGCAGCTAGTAATGTGTTATGGAGTGATGCAACGGCACAATCAAACTATTCGAGCACAATCGCTGGAACAACTTATTCTTTAATGAGTGCTTTAATAGGGCCGGCACAACATGCATCATGGAGAGCATTAAATTGGAGTTATGCTATTGCAACACTATATGGTCAATCAAGTATTGCACCTGCATTAGATACAACGGCAATATGGGACCAATTTAGGTTAAATAAAACCGAAGCTGCATGTGGATATGAGGGCATAAGGTTCGCATGGAAAAACGAATATGGGGTATATGACTTTTATACATTCGATTTACAGTTAGATAAAAGAGCAAATATAACACGCGAGTCCTTTGAACAAAACTTCGTAAACTACTCAAATGCAAGCGCAGCAGGTATATTTAGTGGTATTAGACAGAGACGGGGAATGAAAAACTTTTACAATAAGGTGGAGGAAACATGGACAGCCAACTCAGACTGGTTAAATCAAGAAACTGCTAACTGGTTAAAAGAGCTATTTTACTCTGCTAATGTATTTTACTATTCAACAACATACAGCAGCTGGTTACCCATAACAATTACAAGCGCAGAAGTGGTGGAAAAAACCAATCCACGCACCCAAACCATGTTTCAATATCAGATAAGTTTAATGCCAGCTAACCAACCAAACCCGAGATTATAATGAATGGAATAATAATACGAGTTCAAAACCAAACTGGAAGCCTATTCGACTTTACAGTTGCACCAGGTACTGAATTAAAAACAACAATATCAGCTATTGAAAACGGAGATATTGGTGAATTATTCGGTGCTGGAACGCAGGAGTTTATACTTGCACCCACCAATCAGACTGATGAAGATGGTATTCTGTCAGGCAATAGAGTAGAGGACTTCTTTGGTAACTTGGATTTAGCTGGTAGCGTTGCTAAGGTAGATATAACACACTATTACCCAGCATCCATAATGAACGATGGCATAGAGCTATTTAGAGGTAAGCTTTACTTCAAATCGGTAATTACGGATAATAAGGGATATAACCAATATAAGGTGGTTGTTATTAATCAATCAGTCTCTTTGAAGCAAGAGCTGCAAAAGATGACAGTTTCTGCCTTGGACTGGGGTAAATATAACCACATCCTAACCCTCCAAAACATCACAGGCAGCTGGGATAACGCATTATATAATGGTGATATTAAATACCCCAGCGTAAACTATGGAATGAATACGCAGGACCCGAACTGCCCACAATATGCATTCTATGGTGGTTCAGCGCTAAACATAAATACCAAAAAATCAAATACCTTTGACAATTATAGAAAGCCACTTCGGGTTATTGATTTTAAGCCGGCTGTAAGAGCAAAAGCGGTAGTAGATACTATATTTAGTGGCTCATCCTTTGATTACACCTCATCGTTCTTTGCAAGCGATTATTTTAACAATATATACATACTACCATCATCAACAAACACGCTTGGACCGGTAGCAGAAGAACCAGCAGCCAACTTTTTAACTGCACAATATTCAGGCTCATCCTTAACACTATTACCAAATCAGAGCGCATCATTTAAACCTGATGAGGTATTAGCAGACCAGGGTGGTTTTTATACACCTGTTTCCGGTCAATATCAGGTGCCAAATACGGGTTGGTATAGCGTTATTGGTAATTTAGGTTGGTATATGCGTAACCCTAATAACAATTTAGGATTTAACCCATATGTCCAAGTGGATGTACTAATAAATGGAACATCATCATATACAGCAAGAAAGCAAGGGGTAGCACCAACTTCCTCATTAGCATTTAATGCTACAAGATATTTGATAGGTGGGGATTATGTTTCTACGCAAGTTGCGTTTTTTGATAGCGCTCCACTAAGTACACGAACAATAGAGTTTTCCAATTTAAGCAATACACCCAACAATTTAAGAGCACCTGGTATATCGTGGTACAAGATATTCTCAAATCAGGGGTTAGTGCCGCCTATTGTTAATATGGGTAAGCAGTTTTCTGCTGATATGACAGCATATGATATATTGAAGGGCTTGGCTCAAAAGTTCAATTTGGTGTTTGAGCCGGATATAGATGATAGACGAAAAATACGAATAGAACCTTATCAGGACTGGATGAATGCTGGTGCGAATGTCGACTGGACAAATAAGGTAGATATGTCGCAGAAGTTTGAAATAACACACCCAGCTTCTGAACAACCAAAACGCATAGTATTTAGTGATATAGATGATAATGACTTTTACAATAAGGATGCTAAAAGTAAAAACCCATTCGCATTTAGCTTTGGAACATATGTATTCCAAGCTGATAATGATGTGTCGGATGGTGAAAAACGGATAGGAACAACCTTTGCACCAACCCCAGTTGCAGGCATACCCAATGGACCAAACTATATAATACCTCACTTATGTGCGCAAGATGCTAATGGGCAACAAACACCAATACAATTTAAGCCACGATTATTATATGATAATGGTAAAAAACCTGTCTCTGCTGAAGCTAAGGGTATTGATGAAATAGGTAATATCAACCCTGGTAAATATTGGATACGAAATCAGGCGACCAATTTACCGGTCTCAATGTCCAACTTTTATCAGATGAATACAATGACATCTATGCCTGTAAGCTTTTATGGTGGTAAAGACCTGCATTATAGCGGCTTTTATTGGGTGCCATATGTTACCGCACCGATAAATTCACAAACACCATTTGGGGCATATCTGAATTATTGGGGTTCATATTTGAATGAGCTATACGATGATGATGCAAGAAAGCTTGTATGTAGTGTCTATTTAACGCCATTAGAGGTGTCAAACCTACGATTAAATAGCAAATACTTCATTATGGGCAATTATTGGCGCATAAATAAGATAAATAACGCCAATCTTTTAAGACCAAGTGTTATTGAAATAGAGTTTATCAAAATACCCCAGCGCATAACAACTCAACCATCACGCAGAACAACGCCAGGCACCGGTCCAAATGACCCAGCTGCTAGACCACCTATTAGAATAAGTGGGTTTTTAGAGGATGGGACAGTTACATATGAGCATGCTGTAACAGGTGAACCCATAACATCAGGTTCATTATTAGAGATAGCTGCACCAAAAGATGGGTTTATTGTGTCAGGTAGTGGTAACTCGGTGGGTATAGCAACATGGAGAAAGGATACGCAATTTCCAAATACAGGTATGTTTGCTCAAACTGTGGTGGGTTCAAATGTGGTCACTAACGAGTCGAATAGAACCAGCGTTATAGGTGGTGCGAATGAAGTAAAAGCAGAGCTGGATAACTTGCTATTAGTGGGGGATGAAAACACAATATATGAAAATAGCAGTGGTGTAACGGTATTAAATAGCTCTGAAAACGATATTGGGACAAACTCAGGTGTAAGCAATGTAACTATTATAAATGGTGTAGGCAATGAAATACTAAGCACTGCGACAATAGATTATGACCAATCGCTGGAAACAAACGATGTTATTTTACTTAATGTTAGTGGTTCAATAGTAGATTCTGCAACTAATACTAATTTTATTGGTAGATTTAATGCTACTGAAAACCTTGCACCTAATAAAGTAAGCTCAATATATACCGATTTTACAACTTTACCTGAATATTATGGTATGAATGTAATGGCTTCTACTGGATTAGAGGAAGCATATTGGTTCAATGCAAAACCATATATCATAAATGCAAGTGGTAGTTATACTGAAAATCTCAATACCAAACAAGGTAGAAACAAGTATGTATTTTATATCAAGCGTTCAGGTGCTACTGGAACTACTACAATCAATTTAGATGATATAGATGGTACAAGTAATAATTTCCCTTCACAAGGTAGAGCATTAATATTTTATACTGATGAGAATGTTTCTGCCGACAACCCAGTAGTAATACAAAGAGGTGGAACAGATACATTTAAGCCATCACCGGCAGGCGCTGCTACTTCGATAACGTTAGATGAACCGATGCAGGTATGTGAAATACATGCCGTTTATGATACAGCTGCTGGACAAGCATGGTGGCAAGTAATTAGAAGAACAACCGAGCAACGTAGAAATAGTTATCTATCCGCTATTGCAACAACCAAATATTGTACTGCTGCAGCAAATGAATGTTTTAATATAGCATGGGAAGCTGAATTAAATAGATATAATATTGTAGTTGATGGTGGTGATACGACTGTTATTAGATTTCAATATGCTGGCATGTATAGCGTTAATTTTAGTGCTACTGCAGAATTACCTCCAGGTGAAAATAGCGGTGATGTAACTATTGGATTAGCATTAAATGGTGATGAAATACAATATACAGCATATACTACTCATATACACAAAAAAGAAGAGTATTTTACTTTATCACATCATTGGTTAGTGTATATAACAGACCCTAAAAACGATCAATTGCAAGTTAGATTTTTTGCATCAGCTAACGGAACTTGTATTACAGGTGGAGACCATTTACCAGAAAGTGATTGCCATGAGTGGCCTGCTGCGGCAATTAATATAAGTTATGTAGGTGGTGGTTACGGAATAGATAGTTAAGTTAAAAAAGGAAATTAAATGGTACAAGAAACCGCTCGCATAAATTTTGAAGCGACCAATTTAGATGTAGTAGAAGGTAGAATTAAAGCTATTGGTGGCGCTATAAATGTATTAGGAGGTTCGATAGAGGTTGTAGTAGGTTCTATGGGATTGATTGGTATTGATGAAAAAGTAACCAAACAGTTCCAAGAAGCAGCAACATCAGCTATTGCATTTGCAGATGGTGCTAAAAGGGTATTTGAAGGATATAAGGA